TATCCAAGCAAACGCTATTGATGCGATGATCAAGAAACAAGGAGTATCAGATGATTCCGCAGATAAAGCAGCAAAACGAACAGGAGAAGGAGGAGCGTGGATCAGACGCTTTATTGCAATTTGTATACTTTTCTCAGTGGTATTTGCTCCCTTCATCATGGCGTTCTTCGATATACCGGTAACCGTTGAAGCAAACAAGTTAGGAATATTTAAATTTTTAGGAATAGGATCAGACAAGTGGAAACATCTAGAGGGATTTGTGTTATTGCCAGAAGTAAGGCAAGGGATGCTGGCTCTACTGGGTTTTTATTTTGGAAGCTCACAAGTTAAATAGGAGATATATATGAAATACGGAAAACGCAAATCATGTGGTGGCTACGGTAAAGGTGGCAAAGGAAAGAAGTAGCGTGGCAATAAATAAGAAAAGCATGAAGTGTAACGTTCCCAAAAGGCAAGTGTCTGGTGGGAAGAAGTCTGTCGTAAAAGCCTGCCAAGGTGGAAAAGAAAAGATAGTACGCTTTGGGGATTCTAACATGAGCATTAAGAAAAGCAACCCGGCACGGAAGAAGAGCTATTGTGCTAGGTCAGGTGGAATCAAAGGAACTAAAAATAAATTATCTGCAAACTACTGGAGCAGAAAAGCCTGGAATTGCTAAATGGCGAGATACGATACATACGGATCCGAAGACGATCGGATTATTGAAGAACTTGATACTGGATTTACTGGTTTCAACAATCGCTTGCGTCCAGACCAGTTGCCTACAGGCACATTGACGGAATCAAACAATGGTAGATTGGGACTAAACGGAGAGTGGCAAACGAGGAAGAGCATTGCTTTCTTGGCAACACCATTTCAACCAGCTCCACTAAAGGTAGGCTTTACTAGGTTACATGATGGGGCTTGGCCTTCCATATCGGGAACCCCTTCTGTTAGTAGCGGAACAGTAACCATATCTTTTGCTTCAGATGCATTTCCATATGAAGGTGTGGCCGCTGCCGATTGGGTAGGACAAGTTGTAAATCTGAATGGATTTACAGGAGCAGACGCATCTGGTGGTAGCGTTACCATAGACGGAAACTATTCTATCGCATCTGCTCCGGCCAATGACAGCATAACAATAGTTGTAACTAGCCTGGCAAGCATATCTGCGGTGGGTACAGTGAGGGGGCCGCATCTGGCCGACACGGCTCTCAATGAAATTGAACATGCAATAGAATGGAGCGATCCAAATAACAATTCGGAAAGTTATGTTTTGTGTGTTGGAACCAATAAGGCATCCGTAGTAAAAACATCAGATAGTTCCACCGTAGGCATAAACTACCCAAGCGGGTTAAATGCTGTTGGAGGACAGGCGCTACAGGCATTCAATAAGGTATTTATCTTTAGAGACGGTAAGGTGGCTTTAGAATGGGATGGTGACATAACTGGAACTCCTACTTTTACTAGGGTGGCAAACGGGTCTTTCACAGAACCTGTTGACATCATCGTGGCTGCTGGAAGTTTTCAAATAGTAAACCAGTTAGCAACCGTAGTGTCCGATACTGGATCACTTAGCCAGGGTACTTCCATATTCATAAAAAATGGTGTCAACTCAAACATTGTAGACCCTGATGAAGCAGAGTATGATGTTAGTGGATCTGGGCTAAAACAAGATTTTGAGTTTTTAGTAAAGGAAGTTTTTGCCACTGATACTCCAAGGGCAATATCTACAAGCAGCTTGTCTACCACTTCTGGAAGTGGTGAATTTACCGGGTATAACAAAGCAACATTAACCACTTCATCGGCTCATGGACTGGAGGTGGGCGATCCAATTACCATTGCAAACTACCATAGTTCTATTAATGACAATAGGATAGTAGCCGAAGTAGGTAGCACCACAACATTTTCAATTTATATATCTGGAACATTGAGTGGGCAGTCGCCATCTGGGGGCAGTGGACCCACTGTAGGAATCAAAAATGGTTTCACGTTTTCAGTACCTGCTGAATCTACTGATGGGAGCAAGACATCAAAGGACACATTGACAGCAACCCCCACTTTCTTGGAAAAAGCATCAGAAGGTGCTGGGTACACACACATGCCAGCTCCCCCATTTGGTGCATACCACCAGAAGAGAATTGTTGTACCGTATAGGTATGATATGGATGAGAACACTAGCGGTACAACCATTACCGATCGCAACATACACGACGAGATTATATTTTCTCAGATATTGGATAGCGACACATACGATTATATGTTTGGCCAATTCAGGCTAAATGCAGGAACCTCCGATTTCACAGTAGGACTTCATTCTTTTTCCGAAGACAAACTGGTAGTTTTTAATCGCAGCAGCATACACATTGTTAGTAATAGTCTTTTATTGAAAGAAGCTAAAAGCACTCTTATAACAGATGAAGTGGGATGCTTGGCTAGAAAGAGTATAGTACAAGTAGCGAACAACTTGATATTCCTATCCGACAATGGTATTTACGGTGTAGATTTCCAAGACCTGTACAACTTGCGCGGAAGAGATCTTCCATTGTCAGCCACCATCGAGGCCACCATTGAAGACATAAACAAAGATTATGCAGAGAATGCTGTAGCTGTATATTTCGATAACAGATATTTTATAGCTGTACCAACTGGAAGTTCGATAATTAACAACAAGCTTCTAATTTACAATTTTATAAACAAAAGTTGGGAGTCCGTAGATTCCATAAACGATCCTGCTTGGGACTTCACTCACCTAACCGTAGCCGGAAAGGGTCAAAACCGAGCAGTGTACGCAACAAACAGAACGGGAGGCGTTCACAAAATTGAAGGTAAAGACGGAGGCAATGATGTGTTTGTAACTCAAGTGGGATCAGCTTCCAGAGAACAAAGGGTTGTTTCTTCAGCAACCACTAGAATGTACACACTCAAATCCATAGATAGAAAAAAGTGGAACAATTTCGAGTTGCACATCGAATCTGAAACGGGATTAGAGAGCAATGGAAACATGTCTGCGGAAACAGAAAACGTAGACAGTAACATAGATCTGGGTACACTGGCAAGTTTTAACAACGGAAGCCAATTAACAGCGGGAGAAGACTACTCAATAAGAGGCAGAATAGGAAACAAACGAGCATACGGATTACAATTTACATTAGACACCACTTTTGGAAGACCAAAATTTAGATCTTTGAAGGTGGCAGGAGCTACAACATTTAGAAACCCAGGAACAGCAGAATAATGGCTATACTAGTTAAAGGAACAGATTTCGTCGATGGCGAACAAATAACATCAGCTAAATTAGATAACTTAGTTGATAACGCAACATTTGCGTCTGGATCAGTAGAATCAGGTGGCGGGATAACGCTTAACGGAAGTGGCCAGCTTAAGATAGCCGGGAACATAGATATTGGCACATCCAATCTGACGGCCACTGGCACCATCAGCCTGGGGGCAACATCCTTCAACGATAACAACATTACAAATGTTGGCTCCATCGCATTAGATACAATTACTAATGATGGTACGGATGTTACTATAGACTCTTCTGGGGATATCATATTAGATTCTGATGGCGCGCAGATCAGGATCAAAGATGATGGCACAGAGCGGTTCATTTTTAATACAGACGCAACACCAGAGTTAGATGTTATTGGTAGCGCTTTTACTATTCATACAAATACAAGTGATGCTGATATTCTTTTTGTCGGCAACGATGGTGGATCAACAATTACGGCACTTCAACTAGATATGTCGTCCGCTGGAGCTGCTACGTTTAATGGTAAAATCACTGCAACAGAGTTAGATATATCGGGGGACATTTCGGTAACTGGGTCAGTTAAACAGTCTGGAAATACTGGAAACCTCAGTATTAAAGGTGGAGATACTGATGGCGCAAACATTGAATTGTACGGAGCATCTCATGCCTCACATTCCAATGACGCATTTTATGATGCAGATAGTCATTCTTTTCGTCTCGCTAACGGAGCGTCTACTAATGTTATTATAAACTCCTCTGGCTCTATTGGAATAGGGACTGCATCTCCCGCAGTTCCATTAGATGTAAACGGTTCTGCTAGAGTGGTTGGAACTTTTTTCGTTGGAACAGACGATACCGACCCTCATGGGTTACTTGAGGTGTACGGTGGCGGCACTGGTCAAGACGAAGGTGGAGAAATAAAACTCCGCACTGCTGCTGACTTTGATTCTACTTACGACCATTATTTCATAGACGCTCATCAAGATGATCTTAGAATAGGCAGGTCTGGGTCTGCTGATGTTGTTTTAAATTCCTCTGGTAACGTAGGCATTGGCACTGCGACTCCTGGAACTATCCTTGACATAAACGACGATGCCTCAACTGGCACAGGTCTTAGGGTAACAGGCGGTGGCGGTGGCGGTGCTTTAGCCACATTCACAAGGGACGTTGGATCTACGGGGAGCATCATGATAAGCTCTGATGGGGGTGATCCTCAAATAAGATTTACATCAGCGAGCGACAACTGGTCGATTGGTTTAGACAGTACCGTTTTTAATATTTGCGATGGAACAGCAGTGGGGGCTAACCAAAGACTTGCCATCGACACTAGCGGTAATGTTGGTATTGCTACTACGTCTCCCGACGAAAAGCTCGATGTAAATGGGGCAGGAAGATTTTCCACTGGAGTTACGTTTGGCACTGATACCGCTGCTGCAAATAAACTAGACGATTACGAAGAAGGAACTTGGACACCAGCTATTACATTTGGTGGAGGAAACACGGGTGTTGCCTATAGCTATCAAGTGGGTACATATACAAAGATTGGAGATTTAGTTACTGCTTCATGTTACATGTCTTTATCCTCAAAAGGCTCTTCAACTGGCGCGGCTGTATTAAAGGAATTGCCATTTACCTCAAGAAACTTAACAGCTAATTTGGTTCCTGCTGCTCTTCGTCTTTCAAACATTTCATTTGCTGATTTTCCAATGGGATGGAATCAGGCTAGCAGTAAAGATATACATTTACAGGAAACAACAAATGCAGGAACTACTACAAATTTAACGGATGCTAATTTTTCTAATAGTTCAGAAGTAATGATTTCTATATCTTATCGAGTATAATATTTAACACCAAAACAAAATGGCACTAACAGAACAAACATTAGACGACAAGATTGAGCTAGTAGGCGAGTTTCGCCAGGTTCATATCAGAACAGCAACGATTATTAAGAGAGACGGTGTAGAACTCAGTCGCTCTTTTCACCGCAGGGTTTTGGCTCCAGACGCCGATGTCACTGAGGAGAACGAAGAAATCAAGGGAATTATTGATGCAGCGTGGACTCAAGAAGTTAAGGATGCCTATGCGGCAGAACTCGCATCACAAATAGAACCATCCTAGTAGGAGGTTCTAGGACTGTCGGCAAACATTATAAGGATAAACTTAATTTAATATAATGGCTAAGAAAAATCAAACTGTGCAACTTCCTCGTTTTTCGCCAAACGGTATATTTCGTCCAGCCTTTGGAAGCTCAGGAATAGAAGACTTATACGGTTTTGACGAATTATATGATAACAACCTTATAGACAACGAAATAGAGGAAGAATACGGTGGTTCAGCTGGGGCCACCAATTATGAAGACATGACACAAGAGGAACGTGATGCTCATGATGCCTTATTTGGTGGCAAATATCCAGACAGCAAAGAAGAAGTTAACACCGATGTAGTCGATCCCGGTTATAGCAACAGTAGAACCCCATCCGGCACAGGATTTGGTGGCGTAAACATAGGAAACACAAACGTGCCATTCTTAGGACCATTGCTTGTAGGAGCTGGATTGGTCAACAATAACGACGACGAAGAAACTACATTACCACTTATTCCAAACGAAAACAACGACGAAGAACCACCGCCCCCACCACCACCATCAGAAGAACCACCACCTAACATGTCAACAAGACTTATTCCATCAACACAAACTGGTGCATTGCCAGAACTATCAACTTTCATAGACGCATTCGGACCAGCAGCTTCCAACATTGCAGGAGACATGGCTGGTGTTGCCGGAGCAGGCTTAGATGCCTTTGCCCGAAGCCAACTCGGCATGACCGGAGACGGCCCAATTGCTGGATTTGATATTGCTAGAGAAACGGCTAGACAGCAGACAGGTGCATTAGGCGAAGCATCAGGGGCCGGAGCAGATGCTTCATATGAAGATATGATTAACGCTTTTGCTTCTCCATTGCAGGGCGTTGGACAAATGAGGGACACCTTCCAAGATTTGCAAGACATCCGCAAGCAGGAGATGGCCCGCTTGGATCAGGGACTTAGTGGAAGGCAAAGACGAGATGCGATCGAGGCTGGTCGGGCTAAATCTGACAGTAGGGGTAGAGATAGACTGGGAGACATTGACGAAATTTTCAGTTTGGTAGGAGCAGATGAAGGTTTGCGTGGACAAAGACTGCAAAACCTTTTTGGTGCTGGCGAGCTAACTGCGGACATGGCCACGCGAGAAGCATATGCTCTTTCTCCATTTACCGGAGCCGCCGTACAGGCAGCCGATCTAACTCCAGGATTGGCATTGGCCGGAGACATCTCAAGGCAGGCATCTGCCGCCACACCAAGCCCAATGGAATTGTTTGGCCTGGAAGGTCAAGAGCGTCAGTTTGGGTTGGACCTAGAGGCTTTAAGCGTTGCTGAAAAAACAGGAAACCTTGGCATGATATCAGATATGATTGGAGCTTTTACGAATCGACCACTAAATCAGAATGCTGGTTTGGGCGGAGGTAGTCAGGAATCTGGCAATCCTTTTGCGGAGTCTTTCCTTAATCAATTCGTACCTCAACAATATAGATCTCAATACGGTGCTTAATTTAAAAACAACAAACACTTAAAAGACATGGCTACATTTTCAGGAGGAACATCGCCAGCGGCCCTCGCCGCATTGGCTCCATCTATAAACAATCTAGCGGCAGCAAGGAATGCTAGATCACAATCTATTTCCGGCCTAATGAACACAATAGGTGCTGGTTTTGAGAGAAACAAAAAGCAGAAGCAGGTTAAGGAAAAGAACGAAATTGCAATGGGCGTAGCCAAGGGTCTATTAAATGATCCCAATTTCCAAAAGTCTATGCCTGGAATCACAGATGCAGCTAGCTTAGTTAAATTGACTGGTGCCGATGACATTATTAAATTTGGCAGGGAACAACAACAAATCAATCTTGTTACAAAGGAGTCTGAAGCTAACATTGGATTGATCAATACCAGAGTTAAGGAATTTGAAAGGCAAAAAGAAGACAGGGAAGCGGCAAAAGAATCAGCAAAAGCACTCCAAGTTCTTTTACCTCCAGCTATAAGTCTTGAAGCTGGTGGTGATGCGACAGCTATATTTGAAGATCCAAATGTTGCAAAATTAACACCTACCGACTACATCACCCTTGCTAATACTATATCATCCAGAACTGGTTTAGATGCTCAAGTGGTTAGCGAAAATCTTAAGTCACAAAAGGCGTTGACAGGCGCAACTATAGAAGAGAT